GTCGGGGCCTCCACTCGCCGGTGTTGCGGCGATATCGATTGTACGTTGCTCACGGTGTCCCCTCAGAACAGCGAGATAAAATCATCCACCAACTGAATGCGCTCGCCGATCCAGCGCATACACGGCACGGCCATGCTATTGCCAAGCGCCTTGTAGCGCGGGCCATCTGGACACTCGTCGGCAGGCTTCTTCCGCCACGGGATCGCCGTGAAGTTGTCGGGAAAGCCCTGCAGGCGCTCGCACTCCACGGGCGTGAGGCGACGCACGGCGGACGCAGCAATATATGTGGTGCTTTCGTGCTTATCCGCGCGACTAGCCCCAGCGCGAAGGCAGTGTCCCAATTCTGGGCTTTCTGAAACGCCAAACGCAACCGCCAAAGTCGGGCCCAGCGCGGTGTCGCTGCTATCAGGTTGCTTGCCGTAATTGCTCGTCAACGCCCCAGCTATAGCACGCGACCCCTCAAATATCCTGTGTGTGTCAATCGGGTACGCCACGTACGTAGTCTGCTTCGTCCCCGGCTGGGCGGCCAGCGCGCCGACGATCTGGCCGTCCCCACCGACGCACTCATAGGTGCCTACACAAGGTCGCTCCCGTCGTCCGCCACTGCCTCCAGCGCCTGCCGCAGCCGCTCTGGCAGCACCTTGCCGCGCTTCTCGGCTCGGCGCAGGATGCCCCGACATGCTGTGGTGCTCAAAAAGAACCGCTGCGGCAGGTCGCCAGTCTCCAAGATATCCGACAACGAACACACGGCGGCGTCGCTGGGCCACTCCGAAGTACTGAGCGTCAAGCACTCGGTACGCGAGACCGTACCCGAGGTCTTCCAGCGCCCCGAGGATGGAACCAAAGTCCCGTCCTCCGCCCGATGACAAAACACCGGGGACATTTTCCCAGACAATCCAGCGAGGCTGCTCTCTCTGAGCCAGTCGGCAAAACTCAAGCGCAAGGTTGCCACGGTCGTCATCCAAGCCTCCTCGGAGGCCAGCGACACTGAAGGACTGGCAGGGTGTCCCGCCGACGAGGAGGTCGATCTTGCCATACTGGTGCTCCTTAATGGTCGTGAAGTCGCCGTGCAGCGGCACTTCCGGGTAGTGGTGCTCCAACACCGCGCGGGGGAACGCCTCGATCTCGCTAAAGAAGGCGGGCTCCCACCCCATGTGGTGCCACGCGGCGGTAGCGGCCTCAATGCCGCTGCAAACGGATCCATACCTCACTCGGCGGGCGTCCCGACAAGCGCGACCAGCTCCGGCTTGACCAGATAGGCCCGGTCCACGCCGTACAGCCGCTCGATCTCCATCGCGCGCTGCGGCGGCACCCAGCCGCGCTTGACCCACTGGCAGACGGCCTGCACGCTCACGGGCGGCTCTAGGCTGTCGGCGAACGTCTGGCGGCTACCCGCCCGCTGTATGGCGGCCTCGATACCGGAGGTCGGTGCTTCACTCATCTCCACATCCTTTCAATTAACCCGAACACCGTGCCAGCCAATGATGTATAAAGCGGCCATTTATCACTCACCCCCTTGCGCTGCGATGATGGCGTCCGCAACTTGACGCTTGCCGTGCTTGAGGAACCAAGCCACGATCTGCCTGCGCTCTTCCTCGCGGCCCATGCGCACAAGATCGGCGTGCTGCTCGCGAAAGGGGCCGGGCATGATGGTGATGCCGTGCTTGGCGGTGAAGGCCTCTACAATCTGGTCGTCAGTCATGCTCCGTCGTCCCCGTCGCTGTCGGCCTTGGTATCGCGGGTCTTGGTATCGTACCAGTCCAGCAAGCCGGTCCAGCAATCGAGGCAAATGTCATGGTCAACGTGGTAGGAATGGCCTGAGTAAACCCTCAGGTGCATGACATCGGCATTATGTATCACCGCCGGAACCGATCCCTGTGGTACGGTCTGCTCAAGCGTCTGCATAACTTTACCACAAAAGTCGCAATTATAGACCTGTGTAATCTTTACGCTCACTTCCCGCTCTCCTTGTACTCGTCGTCAGTCACGCGCCGTCATCTCCATCGCTGTCGCCAATCGTGCCGGTAGCCTTCGCACGGGCGCGTGCCTTTAGGATGGCTGCGGGGTCGAGGTCGCGGATGGCCTGCACGACATGATGCATCGGCACGGTTTTCCATTCGCACCAAGCGCCGCACGCGCACTCGCTTTCGCTATGAGCATCGCAGTCGCATGTCTTGGCATCGTCCTTGGCCCACTGCGCAGCCGCCTCAATCCCCAGCGCAACGCCTCGCAGTTCGGCTGCGGCAATCTGGTCTGCAATCGGTACAAACGGCTTTCCGGCGATACCCTGCGTCACAGTCACGATCAAATTGCGCTCGTGCTGCTGCCCCTTATCATAGCCGTAAAGGTAAATTGTCAGAGGATCATCGATATCCAGTTCATCGTCAGTCATGGGGCACCTTGATTTTTGCGGCTTGCATAAGGCGAGCGATCTGCCACGCAGCGCGATACGGAATGTCAAAAGGCAAGAGAAGGCCATTCTCGTCCACAACGCAGCGGCCTGCCAGTATGAGCCATTCAGCCAAATGCTCCGTGGTTTTGGCCTTGTATCCCTTCTTAGGGCACACAAGCTCAAACCGTGTGCCAAGCTTGGATATGAGCGTAAGGTACGGGTCTTCTTTCAGTTCACGCATGGGATTGGCTTCGTCAGTCATGCCCCATCGTCCCCGTCGCTGTCGCCCTTAGTGTCGCGCCCCTTGGTATCGTACCAGTCCAGCAAGCCGGTCCAGCAATCGAGGCAAATGTCATGGTCAACGTGATAAGCATGGCCTGAGTGGACCCGCAGGTGCATGGCGTTAGCATTGTGTACCACTTGCGGAACCGCTCCATGCGATACGGTCTGCTCAAGCGTCTGCATAACTTTACCACAAAAGTCGCAATTATAGACCTGTGTAATCTTTACGCTCACTTCCCGCTCTCCTTGTACTCGCCGCATTCGATCAGGTCTACCAGAAAGTCCGGCCCATATCCCCAGCGGATGCGCACGAACGCTGCAATCGCCGCCACCTCTGCCTGCACAGCGGCATCCCGCTCGGCGCGCAGAATGCGGAGTTCGGCGGCGGCTTCTGTTGCCACACGGCCAACGTCGTATAGCTGCCTAATTTGTCGTGGCGTAAGGATGTCTGCGTGATGATCCGCCACAGACTGCGGCCACACATGCAAAACGTCGAGCTGCTCAATCAAATCATCGCTCACGCTGTCCTCGCTTTCTCTATGGCTGACAGGAGAACTTCGGCGGGGGTGTCCGTGTCATCGTCAGGCCACTCCGCGTCGCAAACAGGGCAATGCCAGTAGCCGCTGTGCGGGCAATTGTCTGAGCAGTAAGTGCAAAATTCAGCGTCCGCTTCCAGCTTCTCACGCAGCGATGCAGCCACCCGCGCGCTCATCCCTTCATCTCCTGCGGCGGTGCGGCGGCGCAAATCCAGAAACCGCATGAACTCGGCGTCAACGCCTGCAAGCGGCAACTGGCGCATCGGTGCGGGGTTGTTGCGGAATACGGGGATCATATCAGCCTCCAATCACAATCAAAACAAACGGGATCAACGTAAACACGGCAATGACCAGCGAGCACCCGGCGGCCAGATCACGCAGCGCAGTCTCAGGCATCGTGGCGGATCGGCGGCGGGTATCCCAGCGCGTTTGGTATTGGCGCGGGGTCATGCCGCCACCGGCAGGCTGGCCAGCGCGGCGTCGTAGTCGGCCTGCCAGTGCTCTTGCGCGTAGCCCAGCGCCCGCAGTTCGCGCTGCGCGATGCGCAGCAGACGCTTGCGGTTGTCGTTGTAGACCGCGCGCTCGACGAAGCCCGCCGGGTCGTAGAAGCCGTGGACGGGCCCGGTGAGCGCCGGGGTGTGCGTGCTGACGATGGCGTCAGCGCGCTGCTGGATCCGGCGCTGGCGGTTGCCGTCGGCCTCCATGCGGGCGATGCCGTGGTGCAGCGGGCTCACGCCGCCACCTGCGCGGTCTCAGCGGCAAGAAAAGCCTCGCCCGCGTCGATGTTGCAGCGGATGCAGCTCAGTAGCGCCTGCAGCTCAATGCGACCGACGCGCTTGCGGTCGTAACGCGACAACTCGCTAAGACGGTCGTAAAAGTAGCCGATGTCGCCGTAAGCGAGGTAGCCCCGGCCGTGGGCCAAAAGGCGGCTGCTCAAATTGGACCACTCAGCGGCAATGCCGTTGGGGTTGAACGCGTGGAAAACCGCAAGGTCTTTGTTGCTGAACCGCTTGGCGGCCTGCGCCGGGGTGATGTCTGCGCTGATGGGGTTGATGTAGGTGGTCATGTCGTCATCTCCGTTGCTGATGCACTCTCTTAATCGGGTGCTTTAGCCTCGTCAACCCCTGCGGCGACAATTATTTGCGCATCCGGCAGCGACTGCAAGTGCCGCACGATCTCGGGGTGCTCCTCCTGCAGCCGCCGCAGCAGCGTCGCGCAGCCCCGGCCCTGCGCGGATAGTTGCGCGCGCTCGGCCTTGTCGATGGCGCTGCCGCCCTCGGCGGGCTGCCTGCGGCGCTTGTGCGTCGGCGGGCGGGTGCGGGCGGCCCTCACGCGTCTGCTCCTTGCGGATAAGTCTCAGGCACCTTGGTGGCGTAGTGGATGGGGCGCTCGTAGCGGCCCTGCTCGTCGCGGTAGACGCTGATCCAGCGGCCACCGGCCGACAGGCCGCGCGTCTCGCCGTAGCTCAGGTTGACGCCGATGGGCCAGATGGTGGTGAGGCCCTCGGCGTCGAGGGCGGCGTTGAGGGTGGGGAACCAGTTCATGTCGTTGTCTCCGTTGCTGATGACACCCTCTTAATTGGGTGCTTTACGGGTGTCAAGCGTCTATTGAGAACGGCGTGCCTGTGGCGATGGCGTAGTCGTAGCTGTAGCGGGGCGGCTGCGTGCGTTCGAAATCACCACGCAAATATTGGTCCATCGCGTTCTCGATGCGTGTGTAGCTGGCGCTGTGCTGCCATACGCGCCAACCGTGATCGCGCGCTTCGTCCTTGGCGAGTTCCTCCGCTACATCGCGTTCAATAGCCGCGAGAACCCGCTCTTCGCGCTCTGTGTTTCCGGTCTGGCGGGCGTGGTTCAGGTGGCACGCATAGTATCGCTCTACGTACCACCGAGCTATTGCGGGGTCGGTGGGCAGCATCCGCTGGAGCAGGACGTGCCGTTTGTCGGTGTGGATCGTCCCTCGCGCCGGGTAGAGCAGTTCCGTTCCGTCGGGCGCGCAGACGCGGTAGCGATACAGGCTGCGCCCGCCGCGCGCCGCGAGTGTCAGCTTGCGCTGCTCGCGTGCTTCGGCACCCAGCCTGATCGACTTAAGCGCCGCAATCAAGCTGTGCCTGATCTTTTCAGCGCTGGTGAGACTTGGCGCGGCGTCGTACAGCCCCAACAACCGGGCAGCAAAGGCCCACTCTTCGTCAGTCATCTCCGCGTCGGGCTGGTTTCCTCGGCGCGCAGGGAAACGGGTGTCGTAGTCCTCGCCAAGCATGGCGCGGACAGTTTGTTCAAACTTCATGACCTGTCGTCTCCTTTGTTGGCAGGCCGCATGCTTGCCGCCAAATGCCGTTGGTACTTCTCTTGACCGGGGAAGAAGCTCGCGCCCCGGATCGCTGCCGCGCAACAAGCCACCGCGTTGAAGGCCCCGCCCTCGCTGAAGGTGGTCTTGAGCAACGCCTCGCAGAGGTCAGCAGCGGCCTTCAACCCATCCTCATAGCTGGCGTCGCCCCAGTGCATGACGAAGCTGCACGGCTCGCTGCAGCCGCCGGTGATCGAACCGTCGGGGTGTGAGACGCCGTTGCACGGGGTGTCGGGCTCCATACCGGGCTCGCCAAGCATAGCGTGGCACCGGCGAACAGGCAGCCCGCCAGCGGCGTACAGCGGGACCGCAGTCCAGCCTTGGGCGTGCTCTCTTGCGCTCAGCGGGGTGAACCACAGTTCCTGCGCGCCGCTGGGGCTGGTGTACAGGTAGGCAACGGGCTCAGTCATCAGTCGTCTCCTTGAAAAGTGATAGCGTCGAAATCGCCTTCAGTTTTGTAAGGCTTCAGGTCTGCCTGCACCAGCAAGGTTAACTTCTCGAGTGGTGTGGTGTCTGTGCGCCACATCAGGACCTTCAGCTCCGCCAGCGCCGTGGAAACCGTGAACCACACCTTGCGTTTGCCGTCGGTCAACAGCCACGCGTTTTCGGCGAGATCCTGCTGCAGATGCCAGTCAGTCATCGCGCCTACTCCTTTGCGTTGTCGGCCAGCTTGGCCATGATGATCTC